CGGCGCTCATCAGCATGCTGGCGTCAATCGCGGGTGCTAGCGAGAAGGAAGAAAAGCCCGAGTTCGGCGTCATCAAGGAACTCATCGCCAAGCTCGACAAACTCGACCGCAAAGAGATGCCGATGCGAGTCGACGTCGAGGGCGACCATGTGACCGTAACCAAGGGCGACGACGTCGTCCAAGCCAAGCGAGGTGCAGCATGAGCAAAGCCAAGAAGCAGGTATGGGACAAGGCGCGACCGAAAGGCCTCGGCGAGTCCAAACCCCTGAGCTCGAGCCAGAAGTCGAGCGCCAAGGCGGCGGCCAAGGCCGCGGGGCGACCCTACCCGAACCTCGTAGACAACATGCGTGCGGCCCGCAAGCGTGGCTAGCCGAGTTGATAAGGCGTCGCTGGCTTGCAACAAGCCGCGGCGCACCCCGTCGCATCCTGACAAGTCGCACGTCGTCAAAGCGTGTTACGACGGCCAAGAGCGGATCATCCGTTTTGGCGAGCAGGGGGCTTCCACCGCAGGTAAGCCGAAGTCTGGGGAATCCGACCGCATGACCCAGAAGCGTAAGTCGTTCAAAGCGCGCCACTCAAAGAACATCGCCAAGGGGCCGAGCTCCGCAGCGTACTGGGCGAACAAGGTGAAGTGGTGAGCGGCTACGACCGCGAGCGTGTTGAGCGTATAGTGGGTGAGTTCAAAGCCCGCAATATGGCTGAGGGCGGTGCGGTCGAGGGTGGCTACGACCAACTGAACTCACGCATACTCAAAGCACTCATCAAGAAGTACGGTAGCGAGGCCAAGGCCCGCGAAATGTTCCGCACCCTTGACGGGGGCGAGCTCATGCGTATACTCAAAGAAGCCGAGGGTTACGCCGAGGGCGGCCCCGTGCTGCAAGACTACGCCGACCCGTATGCCGAAATGAGTCTGCCCGGTAAACTGGGCGAGCTGGTCAAAGGCGCGGGTAAGGGGCTCAAGTACATGTTCCGCGAGTCCAAGGCGTATGCGGGCCACCTGCAAGCGCCCGAAGTGTTCGCCAAAATGCTGCGCGAGCGGTATCCCGAGCTGGGCGCAAAGCGAGTTGACCGCGGCCCCCTTGATGCGGCGATCAATTTTGCGGGCGGGTACGACTGGGCCGCACGGCCCGAGGTCTCCGCTGAGGATGCGCGGGCGATGGCGTTGCAGTACCAACTGCGCGACTATATGAAGCCGAGCCGCACCAAGTCTAACGAGGTCGCCGACTACGCTCAGAACTTGGCGGGTGTTGAGCAGGCGCTCGCTGACAAAGAGGCGAACATCAAGCGCGACCGTAAGGAGATCGCTGCACTGGCGCGGGAGTATGCACAGCGCGAGTCCGGTGCTCAGCGTGTGACCCCGTTCGCCGACGGCGGCCCGGTGCTCCCCGCCGACCGCGCTACGGGTTACCGAGCGCCGGGTCAACGGCCCGACGACCGTCTTGCTCGGTTCGGCAGTTCGTTTGCCAAGTCACTCCCGGGTGCGGCCCAAGGCGTCGCCACCGGCTATGCAGACATGCTGAGCGCGCTCAACACGTACCTGTACCAACTTGAGCCTGCCGAGCAGATCGCGCTGCTCAAGCAGCTACCTGCCGGGTTGCGTAACATGGTGTTGAGCGGGGTGGAGTCGGTCAAGCAGCTGCCCGCTAAGGTAGCCGCCGCGACCCCGGAGTCTGCCGGACAGTTTAGTGCGCAGTTGACCGCGGAGATGCTCCTCGACCCCACACGCGGGGTAGGCAAAACCGTTCCCACTACGCAAGTGATCAAGCCCAAGGGTGGCAACTGGCCTGCCTACGCAGCTGAACACGCAGCAGAATCTCTCAAAACACCTAGGCGCGTACCTGCGCTCACGATGGGTGATGAGCTCAGGATTGACGCATCGCTACTCATGCGCCCCGAGCGTTTGGTTCAAGAATATCAAAAATATCTTGACGAGTTAGACCTTGACGATCCGCGTAATCAAGACAAGGCTTATCAACTACAGCAAGAGATTGAAAGCGAAAGTCGTAATGCGGCGCTTGACACATGGTTAGACCAAAAACTCGCCAAGTACGTCAAAAACGAACTCGCTTCACCCGATGACCCGATCCGTAAACAGGTTGACGAGTTCGCGGTCAAGAAGAAGCAACTACTTGAGCAGAAAGAACAGCAGATTAACAAAGCGATGCTGGATCTTGAAAAGGCTCGCGCCGAGCGCGGGTTCACGCCGGAGATGCTCACCCGGTCGCAGGCCCGGTTACGCGAGTTACGTCGCGAGCGAGATTACATCGCTAGGCAGTCGGGCTCACACATCAATGCGCGAGAGCTCGAGTTGGCTAACCGGTGGGTGCCGGAAAGCCTCCCCGACATGCGCGAGCGGTTAGGGTACGAGGTTCAAGGTATCGGCGAGACCCCGCTCGGTAAGGGTTGGGAGAACATGGCCGATCTGTCAATCAAACCCACGATGGCAGGTAACATAACGGACGAGTACCTGACTGAAACCAATCCGTGGTTGGCTAAAGTACCGCCTGAGACGAAAGTTTATCAGATCGATAACGATCAATTCGCGGACCTCGGCTTCGGTCACATGCGCGACGAGCTCCGCAATGCGCTCGACCCAGAAAGCGACCTGCCCGACGCACTCAAGATCACACCCGACAAGTTGAAGATGCTCAACATGGCGCAGGCTTCTAAACTTGTCGACGACATCAATGCGTTCCGCGCTACCCGCGCAACCGAAGTCAACGCGGCCCGCGCTGGTAACATCGCTACGGTGCCCGTGAAGGAGTATCCCGAGCAGGGACTCAAATGGGTTGAGCTCAAGATGCCGGAGCCAGAATTTGAACCCGGTCACGGCCCCGGCCCTGTATCCGGTTATCCCAGTTTACACGGTATTATTGACCAAAAGACCGGGCAGTCGGTCTCCGCAGGCGCTACACCGGAAGAAGCGCGCAACCTGTACAAGCGGGAAGAGCGCAAAAAAGCTCTTGAGGACGCACTCAAGTACGAAGGCGAAATGCTCAAGCATTGCGTCGGCGGTTACTGCGAGGACGTCGTACAGGGTCGCAGCCGCATCTTCAGCCTACGCGATGATGACGGTCGCCCGCGGGTGACGATTGAAGTGCAGCCTAACTCTGGCCAGAAAATGACGTTTGAACAGGCCAAGCGGGCTATTGAAGACGACCCGTTGACAGCGAATCTTGATGACAACGTCAAAATGGAGATGTTGTACAATCAAGGATTTTTGGATGAAGAGGGTAACGTGTTGCCCGACCTGCCGATGCAAATCATCCAAGTCAAAGGCGCTGGTAACAAGAAACCTCAACCGGAAGACATCCCGCTCGTGCAGGACTTTATCCGGTCGGGTAAATATGAAATTGCCGGAGACGAAAGGAACACCGGGTTCGTCAAGTTACCTAAGGATAACATGATGATCGCTGCGTTAAAACGAACCGGCAACAAACCACCAGCGTTACGCTCCGAAGCGGGCGATTATTTCTTAACGGAAGATGAACATAAACGGTTGTCAGAGTGGTTTGACAAAGGTACCGCTCAGGGTTTCCTTGCGCCCGAGTTTGCTTATGGCGGCGCGGTGAAAATGGCGGCAGGCGGCAAAGTAGGTTATAATCCGGCGGTCGTTGATGAGATCGTCAACCGAGTAAGAGAGAAACTCAATGGCTGACCCGATGAACCCGGCTGAAGAACCCGTCGCAATGCAGGCCGAAATGGTCGATATTGAAATGGATACCCCTGCCGAGGTGATTGACACCGACGACGGCGGCGCTATCGTCAAACTCGAGAACGAAATGGACGCCGCGCAAAAAGGCGAACACTTTGCTAACATCATCGAGGAAGTCGACCAGCGCGAGCTCGGTATTGTAATCGAGGACTTGCTGGACAAAATCTCGCGTGACAAAGACGCACGCAAGCGCCGCGACGAAGTGTACGAGGAAGGCCTCCGACGCACCGGACTCGGCGATGACGCACCGGGCGGGGCGCAATTTACGGGGGCGTCCAAGGTCGTTCACCCGATGCTGATTGAGGCTTGCGTAGACTTTTCTGCCCGTATGATGAAGGAGATGATGCCTCCTAACGGGCCGGTGCGTAGCAAGATCGTCGGTAACGCTGATCCTGACGTGCTCACCAAGGCGAAGCGTAAGACGGACTACATGAATTGGCAGCTGACCGAGCAGATCCCGGAGTTCCGGGGTGAGCTCGAACAGTTGTCAACGCAGCTCCCGCTTGGCGGGTCGCAATACCTCAAATTCACGTGGGATAAGCGCCGTCAGCGCCCCACCTGCGAGTTCATTCCGGTTGACGACATTTACTTGCCGTTCGCCGCGACGAACTTCTACACTGCCGAGCGCAAGACGCACGTGCAGTATATTACCAAGTTTGAGTACCAGCGCCGGGTTGAAGCCGGTATGTACCGCGACGTCGACTTGGGGTCGCCGGGTGAAATAGACTTCTCAAAAGCGAGCAAAGCCAACGACAAGATCGAAGGCCGCCAAGAGATGAACTACAACGAGGACGGTCTGCGCACCGTTTACGAGGTGTGCACGTACCTTGACTTTGGCGACGGCACCGCCCCTTACCTGCTCACTATTGACAAAACGACCGGTAAAGGGCTCTCGCTGTACCGCAACTGGGAGCCAGAAGACCCGGTACAAAATGAACTTGAATGGGTTATCGAGTTCCCGTTCGTGCCTTGGCGCGGTGCGTATGCCATCGGTTTGACGCACATGATCGGCAGTCTGTCGGGGGCGGCCACCGGTGCGCTCCGCGCTCTGCTCGATTCTGCGCATATTCAGAACATTCCGACGATGCTCAAGTTGAAGGGTGGCCCTAACGGGCAGACCATTAACCTGATGCCGACCGAGATCGTTGATATTGAAGGCGGCGTCAATGTTGACGACGTCCGCAAGATCGCGATGCCGGTGCCGTTCAACCCGCCGTCGCCCGTATTGTTCCAGTTGCTCGGCTTCCTAGTAGATGCCGGCAAGGGTGTGGTGCAGACTTCGTTTGAGAAGCTCTCAGACCAAAACCCCAACCAGCCCGTAGGCACGACGCTCGCGCTGATTGAACAGGGAATGGTGGTGTTCAGCTCGATTCATTCGCGGCTGCACAACTCGATGGCCCGCGTGCTCAAAGTATTGCACCGGCTCAACTCCGCTTACCTGACCGAGGACCTCATCGAGCTCCAGTCAGGCGATATGGAAGTGGAGCCATCAGACTTTGACGGCCCAATGGACGTCATCCCGGTCTCTGACCCTAACATTTTCAGCGAGACCCAACGGTTCGCCCAGATTCAGGCGCTTATTCAACGCTCCGCAATGATGCCGCAAATGTACAATTTGCGCAAAATTGAGGAAATGTTCATCTCGGCGCTCAAAGTGCCGGACGATGTACTCGCGCCCAAGGTAGGAGAAGACGATCGTGATCCAGTGTCTGAGAACGTCGCCGCGTCGATGGGTCAGCCGATCTACGTGCTGCCCAAACAGGATCACATCGCGCACCTCCGTGTGCATCTTGCCTTCCTTCAGTCGCCTGTGTTGGGTAGTAACCCTGCAATAGCGCCTACGTACATGCCCTCAATACTCGGGCACTTGCGTGATCACCTGCTCAACTACTACCTAGTCGAGGCCCATAAGGGTCTGCAGGGTATCACGGAAGAAGGTATCATTCCGGCTGAATCGATGCAGGAAGCCGACTTCATCATGCAGGTTCAGTCCGTGGTCGAAAAACAACTCGGATTTTTGCCTCAGGTTATGGGGCAGGTCAAGCAGATGGCCGATCAGTACATGCAGCCGCAAATGCCGCCAGACAATTCGATGGCGGTAGCGCAGCTCCGTGCGCAGGTCGATCAAATGGCGATGCAGATGAAGGCGCAAGCCGACCAAGCCAAGCTCCAACTCGAGCAGCAGAAGGCACAGCAAGACGCTCAAGTCAAGCAAGCCGAGCTGCAAATGAAGCAGGCCGAAATGCAGCAAGAAGCATCGCTGGTACAGCTGCGCGAGCAGAGCCAAAACGCTCGCACCGCGGACGACATCGAGGCCCGCGTATTTATGAATACCTCGGACAACGAAACGGCCAAGCAGTTGGCCGCCGCCGAGATCGCCGCCGGAGAGAAGTTCGACGTCTCCACCGGCACTGGTATCAACCCGCAACCGTAAGGAGACCTAAGCCATGGCTAGCGAGAAGGAAATGGTTCCTCAGCACAAGCGCATCGCGATGGGCGAAAAGCTCGACGGTCAGTCACTTGCCCCCAAGGGCGGTGCTGAGCCGAAGAAGCAGCCCGCCAAGAAAACCCCCGCATGATTGAGCAAAAGCTCCTCGTGCGCCTGAAGGAGGCGCAGCGGGAATATGCCATAGGAGTCCTGCAGCGGCCCAGCCAGAAAGACTCGTTTGAATACGGTCATGCGGTGGGTGTTATCGCGGGGTATGAGATGGCAATCAACATATTACTGGGAATAGTCCAAGAGGAGAAGTATGGCGACAAAGACCTTTGAAGACGCGATGGAGGCGGCTTTTCCGGATGCAGATCCGGGTATTCAGCCGTTCGGTAGCCGCGTTTTGGTACAGATCCGCAACCCTAAGCAAAAAACCTCGGGCGGCATTATCATTGACCTCGGCTCGCAAGAGACCGAGAAGTGGAATACGCAAGTCGCTAAGGTTATTGCTGTCGGTCCGCTAGCGTTCAAAAACCGCAACACGATGGAGCCTTGGCCCGAGGGTGACTGGTGTAAAACCGGCGACTTCGTGCGAGTGCCTAAGTACGGCGGCGACCGCTGGGAGGTCGACCTTAATGACCGGGGTGTGGCGCTGTTTGTGATCTTTAACGATTTGGATATTGTAGGCAAGGTAACCACCGACCCGACCAAGATCCGAGCATTCATCTGACACAGGAGATGAGACATGGCTGATAAAGATTTATTGACCGAAGACGACGAGAGAGTCGTCGAAGGTCGCGAACCCGACGAACGGGTTGAAGTCGAGTTAAGCCCGGAGGAAGCCCAGCAATACGCTGCCGCCCCCGAGCAAGACGATGACGACGCTGATGATGAGCCGGTTGCCCGGCAGTCAAGCGAGGGCGACGACGAGCGCGAGGCTATCCGTGAGCGCCGCCGTCTTGAAAAGAAAGAGCGTAAAGAGCGACGCGAGCGCGCCATTGAGCGTGACAAGGTTGAACTTGAGTTCCTGCGTAAGCGGAACGATGATCTTGAGCGTCGCATCTCGGGCATTGAACAGCGAGCTCAAAAGAGCGACCTGTCAATGCTTGACCAGAAGCTCAAGGAAGCCGTCAACGAGGTCCAACTCGCCGAGAAGGTGATCGCCAAGGCGGTTGCCGCTCAAAACGGCGAGGACGTCGCTCAGGCGCTCCGCTACCGTGATCAGGCGATGCTCAAGGCTCGCCAGCTCGAAGCCGCTAAAAAGCAAGCGCAGGAAGTCAAGCCCCCCGCCCAACCGCAGGTTGACGACGTGGCGCTCGCTCATGCGCGTGAGTTCATCAAAGATAACCCGTGGTATAACCCGCAGGGTGCTGACGAGAGCTCGGCGATCGTGTTGGCCATTGACAACTCACTGGTCAAAGAAGGATTCAATCCACGGTCTGAAGATTACTGGGACGAACTCCGCGACCGCGTTAAGCGTCGGTTGCCGGAAAAGTTCCAAGAGTCTTCCGCTCCGGCCAAGAAGACCGAGCGTCAAGCACGCGGCGGCCCGCAAGTGGGTTCCGGGCGCGAACACGCACCGACTTCGACGCGGCGCGAGGTCTACATCAGCCCCGAGCGCAAGTCCGCGCTTATCGAGGCCGGTGTGTGGGACGACCCCGTACTGCGCCAGAAATACATCAAAAAATATATGGAATATGACCGGAACAAGGCGTGATTTGCCTTCCACCATATTCCACGTTATAATTCCCTCATCGCTGTAGGAGCGACACATGACTGATGAACGATTAAAGAAATCCGCTGAAAACCGCACTAGCCGCACGATGCAAGATCGAGCTGTGGTCGAGAACCGTGAAGTGACGGACGATGAGCGGGTTGAGATGTTCAGGCAGCAACTTTTCAATTCTGCACTGCCCGATTTACCTAATATCCCCGGATACCACACCTGTTGGTTGACCACGACTAACCCTCGTGACTCAATTCAAGGGCGCATTCGTCTTGGTTACGAGCCTATTAAGCCGGAAGACGTTCCCGGCTGCGAGTATGTCACGCTTAAGACGGGCGAGTGGACGGGCCTAATTGGAATTAACGAGATGTTGGCGTTCAAACTCCCTATGAGCTTGTATGAGAAGTTCATGCGGGAAGCGCACCACGATGCTCCACTCCGCGAGGAGGAGAAGCTCACCGACACCGCCGAGTTTATGCAACAGCAAGCTCGCGCTGCCGGTTCTCAGTTGTCCATGGGTGATGGTATGGCGGGACTTGCAGAAGAGAGATCAGCTCGTTTTGAGCTCACTTAACCCTGTATATTAACCAAGGAGTAAAATCGCATGTCATCGACAAGCGCACCCTTCGGTTTTCGTCCGTCCTTCCACAACAGTGGCCAGATGCGGCCGAAAGCCTACGTCATCACCTCCGGGTATGGCGTAAATATCTTCTCCGGTGATCCGGTGAAGTTGACTGATTCCGGTGTTGTTGAGTTGGGAACTTCTGATGGTACCCGTTCGGGCACCACTGGTGGTTTCAACCTGCTCGGCATCTTCGCCGGTGTTCAATATCGCGACAGCAACAGCCGTCCGGTGGTTTCTAACTACTGGCCTGCGTCGACCACCGGCACTGAGATTCAGTGCTACGTGTACGACGATCCGGAAACGCTGTTTGATGTCCAGTACAACAATCCTTCGGCCGGTACCACGGTTCAAACCGCGGTCGGCGAAGAGTGTGACTGGGTAGTGGCCTCGCCGGGTGGTTCCACCGCGACGGGTCTTTCTAGCGCGTATCTTGGTGTGATTGAAGCCGGTACTGGTCAGTTCCAGATCACCGGGTTCGGTTACGGCCCCGATAACGTCCTGACTGATGCTTATGTAGTTGCGACTGTTCGTGTGAACGAACATCACTACAAGGCCTCGGTTGCTTCAGTCTAATAGGAGTACTGACACATGGCAACCCCAATGCGCAGTACAGACTTTCGCAGTATTGTTGAGCCGATCCTCAACGAAACCTTCGACGGTGTGTACGACCAGCGTGCTGACGAGTGGAAGCAGATCTTCGACGAGAGGAAAGGCATTCCGCGTAACTACCACGAAGAGCCGGTCCTGTACGGATTCGGCGCTGCTCCGGAGCTCCCGGACGGCATGGCTGTCACCTATCAATCAGGTGGCGTCCTCTTCCTGCAGCGCTACCTCTACAAGGTCTACGGTCTCGCCTTCGCGCTGACCAAGGTCCTCGTGGAAGACGGCGATCACATTCGTATCGGTCAGACCTATGCCAAGCACTTGGCGCAGTCGCTCATCGAGACGAAGGAGACGCTCGGCGCGAACATCCTTAACCGTGCGTTCAACGGATCGTATCCGGGCGGCGACGGTAAGTCGCTCGTGGCGACCGATCACCCGATCGTCAACGGCACGTTCAGCAACCAGCTGTCGACCGCTGCGAACCTTTCGCAGACGTCGCTCGAGCAGTTGCTCATCCAGATCCGCAACGCTGTTGACAACAACGGCAAGCGTATCCGTTTGACGCCTAAGGCGATCGTCGCTGGCCCGAGCAACGTGTTCCAGGCTGAGGTGCTCCTCAAGAGCGTCCTCCGCACGGGCGCGGCCAACAACGACATCAACCCGGTTAAGTCGATGGGCTTGCTGGCTGATGGTCAGGCCAACCTGTCGCGTATCACGTCGACCACTGCATGGTGGATTAAGACGGACGCGCCGGAAGGCTTGAAGCTCATGATGCGTCGCGGTCTTGAGAAGAGCATGGAAGGTGACTTTGAAACCGACTCCATGCGCTACAAGGCCACCGAGCGTTATGCCTTCGGTTGGACTGATCCCCGTACCATCTACGGCACGGCGGGAGTCTGATATCAAGCGGAAAGCGGGGCTGGTGACGGCCCCGCTCTCTCTTGATACAACTCTCTTAAGGAGACAACCATGGCAAATCTGCTCGTAACTCGTTTTCCTAACGGCGTGACGAACGTCGCTGAGAACGATCTTTTCTGCGATCTAGCGATGCCCGACCCGACCCAACTTCATACGTATTTCAATGATTTTGATACGTATGTCGCTGGTGAATGGACGGTAACGGAGACATCATCAACAGCTACTCAGGCTCTGACTGACGGCGATGGTGGTCTCCTGCTGGTGACGAACTCGGATCAAGACGATAGTCTTTGTGCTCTGCAAAAGGTAGGCGAGTCCTTCCTTCTTGAGTCGGGCAAAGAGACTTTCTTCAAGACCCGTTTCAAAGTCAGCGACGCGACTGATTCGGACGTGGTCATCGGTTTGCAGGTGACAGACACCACGCCGCTTGACGTCACGGACGGTATCTATTTCATCAAGGCCGATGGCAGCACCTCGGTGAATCTCGTTTGCCGCAAAAATGCGACGACGGGTTCAAACGTGGCTTCTGCCGTTGCTACGATGGCTAACGATACGTTCGTCACGCTGGGCTGGTACTATGACGGTCAGGGTACGCTCGCGTACTCGGTGAACGGCACGGTTACCGGTTCTATGAGCGCGTCGTCCTCGTATCTGCCGGACACGGACTTGACGGTTTCCTTCGCCATTCAGAATGGCGCGGCTGCCGCTAAGACCATGACGGTGGACTACATTTACGCCGCTAAGCAGCGATAAACAGGGCGGGGGCTACGGCCCCCTGCCTTTCTAGGAGACCGGCATGCGCCCGATTAGTTTTACGTATTCTCAGGCTGCTGCTGACGCCGATAGCGTTGCCGCGCCTCAATTGCTGAACGCTTCAGGAGCGATCACGCTTAACGGCTCTGCGGTCGTGAGCGGGGTGGCTAATTTTACCTCTAGCCCGGCATACGTTACCATTACGAATGATAAATCGGCTACTGTGAGCTTTGTCGTTACCGGCACTAAACCCGGTGGCGTCACCACCCAGACCGAGACGATTGCGTTTACAGCGTCGGGTACGGTCACGGGTAGTATCGCGTTTGCGACGGTGACTAATGTGGCCGCGTCTGCTGCCACTAGTGCGACTATCTCTGTTGGTAACGCTGTTATCGGTTATACCGATTGGATTCCGCTTGATATTTATGTTCCGAACCAAGTGACGAATATTTCGGCTAAGGCGAGCGGTACGGTCAATTACTCTGTTCAATATACGAACGAAGACCCGTTTGACCGTTCGATTACGCAATTAGCGGTACCGCACCCGGCTGCTAGCCTCACAGCGGCGACCGGAGATGAAACACAGTTTACCACGACGTTGATGCGAGCGGTTCGCTTGAAAGTCAATTCTGGTACTGGTTCTATCCGTTTCACCATCGTGCAGCAGTCGACGCAGTAAAACATGGCTAACGTCAAAATTACTGATCTCACGGCAGGTACCGCGCTCGGCGGTACTGAGTTGTTTGAGTCGGTTCAATCGGCTGCTTCGGTTAAACTTACCGCAGATCAGATCAAGACGTTTATCGGTAACTCGCTCAACATCACCGGCGGTGTGCTAGGGTCGGTAACGATCAGCAATGCGGTCGGTGAATTTGACTCTATTACGATTACGGCTGGTGCGGTACCGTTCAACACGATTACTAATCGATCGTATGCGCAGGTCATATCGACAAGAGATCAGACCGCGGTTTCCGCGAACGTCGCGTATGCGGTCTCCTTTGACACCGCGTCATCTTGGAACACCGGAATCACGGTCGCATCAAGCACCAACATCACGATGGCGGCGGCTGGTGTGTATTCGTGTGCGATGAATTTCCAGTTAAAAAATACCAACACTTCTAACCATACGGTTACAGTTTGGTATCAAAAGAACGGCACGAACGTCGCCAACACTGCGTCGACGATAAGTGTTCCTAAGGCGACTGATGGTGGCGTTACGGTCTTCGAACTCACGTTCCAAGAAGAAGTCACAGCGGGTCAGTATTTGACTCTTTACTGGGCTACCGACAGCACCTCTACGTCGATCGATTATACCCCCGCGTCTGCCGGTCCTCCTAATGTTCCGGCGATCCCGTCTGTCATCTTCACCGCAAACAGGATCGCGTGATGGCGCAGCACGAAACCGCTGGTGAGTTCATGGGTTTGATGTTCATGTCCCGCGACATGGCGCACCGTGAGCATTTAAAGACTCGCAGCTACGCAACACATAAGGCGCTGGGTAAATTTTACCCGGACATCATAGACCTTGCCGACAAATTTGCCGAAGCCTATCAAGGGGGCTTCGGCAAGTTGCTTTCAATCCCTCTGCTCAATGTCACTGAACAAGAAGACATCGCAGAGGCTCTGCAGGCGCACGTTGATTGGATCAACGAAAACCGAGCAGAAATTTCACCCGAAGCCGAGACCGCAATAAACAACATCATTGATGAGATCGTCGGTCTGTACTACTCCACCCTTTATAAACTCCGATTTCTTTCTTGAGGTGACGTCATGGCCGTCAAGTACGTAAAAGATTTTGCATTCGACTCTGGCTTCGGTTACACCGGCTCTGCTGGTAAAACCCCGGTGCGCGGTTATAACCGCGGCGGTAAGGTGTTTGATAACAGCACCCGTAACCCTATTAGCAAGTTCCCGGAACTCGCTCCGGCGATGGTCGGTAAGGGGCCGGGCAAAATGGGCGGCAAGACGTCTGACGTTGCGCCGATGAGCACGGCTAAGGCTAATCCGCAGATTGCCAAGTACGCCAAGGGCGGTAAGGTCAAGAAGCCGCCGATGGCAAAGCCCATGAAGGCTAAAATGATGAAGAAGGCCGAGGGTGGCCCGGTTGCCGAGATCACTCCGAGCGACGGCATGTCGCCGCTGCAAGCGATGGCAAAACCCAAGTATGAAGAATTACTTGAAGCGTTACCGATGGTGCCTGGGGAGCCATCGGCAGAATTCGACCTTCGAGTCCCGCCGTTGCCGCCGGTAAAACGTGAATTCGTAATGCCGCCGGAGTTCGATGAAACCGGCATGCGCAAAGGGCCGGATCGGGGCGGTAGCCGGATGTATGATCCGACGGCACCGTTCGCGCCAGAGCTGATGGGACAGGTAGTAGCGGAGAAGTACACCGGACCTATTGACTCGCAAATTGCCGAGGAAAACCCGAAGTTTTATGAGGATGTTGTTAGGCGGATGCGAGCTGAAGACGATGCACATACTCGCATGGCTGAAATGAATCAAGAACTCATGCGACAGATGGAGGCGATGAGAAATAAGTCAGCTCCTCTTACTGCGAAGATAGAGAGCCCCCTTGTTCCTGCCTCGAAGCGCTACCCCGCGCCGGAGTTGATGGATCGTCCGCTTGGTGATCTACGGCCGCTGCCGGAAGAGCCGAATTACGCCGTCCCGCTCGGTGGTGATGAGCCGCCCATCGGGGCTCCGCTGCCTCCTAGCCCCCTTGCTCGTGCTGCGGTGCCGACGAAGGCTGATCGCATGGCGACCCGTCGTGACAACATGATGGCGGCTCGTGATATTATGGACCGCTACGTTGCTGGTAATCGTAATGCGATGCCGCGTCGTTCGATGGCTCCGGGTATGCGCGGTATGGCCGAGAGCAAAGCTCGTCGTGCGATGCCGGTAGCCCCGCGTGAGCCGATGATTCAACTCCCCCGCGCACCGCAAGGCGGCATTATGACCTACGCTAAAGGCGGTAAGGTCAGCAAAGGTGAGCAGAAGATCGGCAAGGTGATGGGTGAGTACAAGCGCGGCGAGTTACACTCGGGCAGCAAGAAAGGCCCGGTCGTAACGAACCCGAAGCAGGCTAAGGCTATCGCACTCTCCGAGGCTCGCGCCGCAGGCGCTAAGATCCCGAAGAAGGCGATGGGCGGTAAGGCTTGCGGCTGAGCACGTAACAACCTATAATTGACGCCGGGTCTGCTGTAACAGCGGCCATACTGTCACCCGAGGTAAGTATGGCCGTCTCCGGCACAATTAGCACAACGACTTTCAACACGCAGCGGGTCATTGACACCGCTATCCGTCGTTGTCGGATGCCGGTTCAGGCTATCACGGCTGAAATTCAGAACTATGCGCGTGACGCGCTGTATCTGATACTTTCAGACCTCGCCAACTACAAGACTCCGTCTTGGTGTATTGAGAAGCAGCTTTACGCTTTCTACGAGAATCAACCCGTTATCACTCTTGATGTCGGCACCGTAGAAGTGTTGAATGCTAACTACCGTAAAACGCAGCCCCTCACCGGCGCTACGACGACCACCGCGACGCAGTATAAAGTTCAGTTTGACAGCTCGACGCAGGTTTTCACGATCGGCGTCAAATGGTCGGCAGCGGTTACGGCAATCGTTCTTACATTTCAAGTATCTGACGATAACATTACGTGGACTACGGTCGGTACCGCGACCACTACTGCTAGCGCAGGAACAAAGAGCTGGTATGACATCAGTCAACCGCTAGCGTACGGATGGTTCCGTATTAATGCGAGTGCTACTTTCAGTTATGATGAGGTGTACCTTGGAAACCTTCCGCAAGAAATTCCGCTCGGCCCTCTTAACCGTGACACATATGTGGCACAAAGTAACAAAATTTTTCCGGGGCAACCCGTAAATTACTGGTTTAAGCGTGATCGCATTGAACCTGAAATGTACCTGTGGCCTGCGCCGAACCCGGTCTCTCTGACCGCGCAGTTAGTCGTGTGGCGGCATCGTCATATTATGGACGTAGGTACGTTGACGGAAGAGATTGAAGTGCCGCAACGCTGGCTTGAGGCGATTACTGCCCGGTTAGCGGCTAAGCTCGCGCTTGAAACTCCGGCGGCTTCTGCGGACATGATTCCGCTGCTCGCACAAATGGCCGAGGTGGCGCAGCGCGCCGCATGGGACGGCGATAACGATGGTTCGCCGACGTTTATTCAACCCTATATTTCGCCGTATACTAAGTAATGCCAGTATTCCTTGACACACGAGGACGTAGCACGCTTGGCATCGGCATATGTGCGCGGTGTTCGCGTAAGTTTTCTATTGAGGACTTGAGTCCGGATCCTAACTACCCTAACCTAATGGTCTGCAAGGTTGACTCGGATCAATACGATCCGTACCGCTTGGCTGCTCGGCAGGAAGATAAAATCACACTGCCGTTCGTTAGACCGGACACTCCAGTCAATACCGACCCCGCAGGTTTCATTACTCAGAACGGTGACACTTTCATCGTTACGGGTGATGACAAATACATCGTTTTGGGTGATTAATGTCTACAGTACCCTCAAATCTGATACCCGTACGTATCACCCAGTTACCTATTGACCCGTCGCCTTCGGTATCGGGTATTCTGGCGTATGTACGTGACGGGGTTACGTATCAAGTTACCGCGGCTGACATTGTTAGCGTTACGGGTGTTCCAACAACTCGTCAAGTTATTGCTGGCACCGGGCTCATGGGCGGTGGGCAGCTGCTTAACAATGTCACGATATCTGTAGCTCCGGGCGGTATCGGCACGACCGAACTAGCTAATACGGGTGTAACTCCTGGAACGTACGGAAGCGCCTCCGCCATACCTGTACTGACCGTTGATTCGACGGGTCGCGTAACCGCTGCGACAACCTCTCCGTTCAGTGTCTCGGGTTTCGTTCCGGACAGCCGGCAGGTGATTGCAGGTACCGGTCTTAATGGTGGCGGCCCGCTGTCCTCAAACGTCACGCTCAATGCGAATCTGTCGAATGCCACACCGCAGTCAGTCGATACGACCGGTACTGCTGGTATCAGCACTGACATGTCGCGGGCCGACCATAAGCACCCGGCGATCGATCTGTCGGACGACGATCAGGTCGACAACATCCTGAACATGTCGAATGGCGGCACCTCCAGGGCTCTTGTGCCGGATGCTGGTGCGGTCGTTTGGTCGGGTGCAGACGGCCTATACCTCACTCAGGCTGGCGCCCCCGGTCAAGTGTTGTCGTCCAACGGCACGGGAGCCCCGACGTGGCTCACGATCACGGGTGCCGGTACGGTCACCAGTGTCGACGGTTCCGGTGGCACGACGGGCCTCACGTTAACCGGCGGGCCTATCACGGCGGCGGGTACGCTCACGATCGGCGGTACGCTCGCCATTTCGAACGGTGGTACTGGACTCAGCAGCGCGCCGACCAATGGTCAACTACTGGTCGGCAATGGCACCGGGTACAGACTGACCACTATCACGGCGGGTACTGGGGTCTCGATCACAAACGCGACCGGATCCATCACAATCGCGAATACGGCACCCGATCAGACGATCACCGTCTCGGCTGGGACTAATATCAGTGTTAGCGGTACATACCCTAGCATCACGGTTTCGTCGCCGGATACGGTTGTCGGTCCCGCTGGAGCGACCAGCAACGCTATCCCGCTGTATGATGGCGGTACTGGTAAGTTAATCAAGAATTCTGTCGTAACGATCAGCTCGACCGGTGTTATCAGTAACGTAGCTGCACCCGAGCTGAACACCGACGCCGCGAACAAGCAGTACGTCGACAACATGACGACGGCAGCGGTGCACGTGCACGAGGCGGTGGTCCTCGCCACTCCTGCCAACACCGGGCGTGTTGACACCTACAACAATGGTACAGGTGGCATCAGCGCGACCCTCACCGCTTTAACCAGCGGCACGTTGGTGATTGACAGCACGGTTGCTCAGCTAACGCAGCGCGTACTCATTAAAGATTCGACGAACCAAGCGTACAACGGCATCTACGTCGTGAAGACGGTTGGTGACGTCTCTAATCCGTACGTGATGATGCGCTCGACGGACGCCGACACGTACGGTCAGCAAGGGGCTAATTCTATCGACGAAGGTAGCTACTTCTTCGTTACGGGTGGTACGTCCCAGAAAGGTGCAGCTTACGTCTGTAACTCGCCGGGATCGCTCATAATTGGCACGTCGGCCATCACGTTCGGCGAGTTCAGCCAGTCGCAGGTTTACTCAGCTGGTAACGGGTTGAGCCTCACGGCGACGACGTTCTCGCTCGAGACACCGGTCACGGTATTGAATGGCGGTACCGGTCAATCATCCGCGGCTACAAATGGTCAATTATTGATCGGCACTGGTGCCGGTTTCGCTCTTTCAACTTTGACCCAAGGCACCGCGATCTCGGTAACGAATGCTACTGGGTCAGTGACGATTGCGAACACGGCTCCTGACCAGACGGTCACTTTGACCCAAGCTGGCGGCGTTACGATCACCGGCACCTACCCGAGCTTCACGATCTCCTCGACGAGCAGCGGTGGTACGGTCACGAGTGTTGATTCTTCTAGTACGGTAAGCGGATTTACGCTAACCGGCGGTCCGATTACAAATTCAGGTATAATTACGCTGGCTGGAACTCTGGCTATCAGTAATGGTGGTACCGGAGCTTCAACACAAGCAGATGCTAGAACGGCGCTTGGGCTCGGGACGATGGCCACTCAAGACTCTAACAACGTCTCGATTACCGGCGGTTCGATTGGTAGTAGCGTGTTGGTCAATTTGACTAACTCTACAGGTAATATTAGCGGAGGCACTTACTAATGCCTGTTATCCTTCTCAAAAAGAGCGATTCTGCAGGAGCGGTGCCGACAGGCTCTAACCTGACGAATCTTGCCGGTGGCGTCGAGGTCGCGGTCAACACTGCTGATCGACGCATGTACACCATGACGTCGGCTAGTGCGATCGTGGAACTCGGTACAAATCCGACTTCTATCACGATCACGGCGGTAAACGGCGGTACGCCGACCATCGGTCAGTTGCTCATCGGTAACGGGACGGGGCTTACCCGTTCGACGCTGACGGCTGGTACCGGTATCGCAATTACTAATGGTACCGGCAGCATCACGATTGCAGCGAGTGGCGGTGGTCTGCCGACTGTTACGGTGACGGCTTCAACTGCGATTACCGCGGCAGCTAACTTCCACTACGTCTTAACCTCTGCGACAGCGGCGACGGTTACGCTCCCGGCTTCGCCAACGATTAGCGACACGATTTACGTTACAGTCGGTAATGGACTGACTACCAACGTGATAGCGCGTAACGGTAAAAACATTCAAGGGCTTGCCGAAGATTTAACGCTCAACACGCCGAACGCTTCAGCACAGCTTCGATTTACGAATGACGCAACAGAAGGATGGGTACTAGCATGAGCCTGTTTTCACAATTTGCAGCCCAAAGTGCTTTTCAACAGGGTAGATTTATAACCACATCAATGGTCTATACCACACCGGTAAACGGTAACTACGCCATTTATGCTGGCGGTGGTGGTGGTAGCGGCGGTGCTGAGAGCAACTACTCCGGAGGCGTACCGACCGGAGGTGGGGCGGGTGGTACTGCTGTCCGGTTCGTTTATCTCAGCGCTGGTGTATCACTCAGTATTACGATAGGTGCTGGTGGAGCTGGTTCTAGTTCTACCGGGAATTCTGGAAGCGTCACTAGGGTTGTCGGTGGCGCGGTCAGCTTAACTGCTAACGGCGGCGGTGGCGGTGGCGGACTCAATACGAGTGGTTCTTTCACGGCTGGTGGTGGGGCTGGCGGTACTGCCACAGGCGGTGATTTTAACTGGACAGGCGGATCCGGCGGCAACTCAGTTAAAATAAATGGTGGTGCAAGTGCTCGTGGTGGCGGTGGTGGCGTCGGAGTATTTGGTAATGGTTATAGGGGCGGCGAGGCTATCTCAGGTGCAGTCACTCAATCTCACGGTGGCGGCGCTGGAGTAGGCGGTAGAGGCGGCGACTCTTCGTACCTTGTCAGAGATAACGGTAACCAGATGGTCGGCGGCGGTGGCGGTGCTTTCGGACCCGGAGGAGACGTTCCGCCTTTTGCGGATTTTGGCGAAGCTGGTCCCGGCTTTCCGGGCGCTTATTCGCCAAGTTATATTCTTGGTACATCTCCTTTTATGAATTGCTTTGCCGCTGGCGGTTCCGGTGCAACCGCTACTGTGCCTTTTCAGGGTGGAGGTTCAGGGGCGCGTGTTGACGGCACTAGCGCCAATGCTGGCGTTTTTGGCGGTACTGGCGCTTCTAATTCTACGTCTGGTTCTTGCTTCTTTGGCGGCGGTACCGGCGCTGCGAGATTCACTTCAGGCACCGGCGGTGCTGGTTGGGTTTGGATTTCATGGGTGCAATCATGATTTACGGCATTTTTAATGAAAATGGTGTAGTAGATCGGCGAATTATTGCCGATCAAGCATTTATGGATGCCAAGTTTCCGGGTCAATATGTTTTGATCGGACCGGAACCAGAACTGCGGTCACCCGTCATCACCAAGGTTGCTATGATTTCTCGCTTTACTCCGCAAGAGTATGTGGGAATTGTCAGTGCGACTAAAACGGATGTCGAAGTTCAAGCGTGGTATGACTTGTTCCAAGCAGCTTCTAAGGTTGACTTGTCAGATCCGCGCACTGTTGCGGGTATCAACGCATTCGTACCTAAAAATCTGCTAACTCAGGCTCGTGCTGATGCAATCCTGACCGACCCAGTGAAGGAAGACGAGAGACCGTGAGGTAATCCGAGATGATGACAATGATCTCAACCTTCCTGTCTTTCTTGGCAGGTGGGCTACCCAAGATCCTGCAAATCTTCCAAGACCGGCAGGACAAGAAGCATGAGTTGGCTTTGGTCGCTGCTCAGAAGGAGCGTGAATTGGCCCTTGCCGAACGTGGTTTTATTGCTCAGGCTCGGGTTGAAGAAATCAAGCTGGAGCAGATCCAAACTCAGACGGCAGGTGAAGAACGTCAGGCTTTGTATCAGCACGACATGGAAATTGGCAAAGGTGCATCGCAGTGGATGATCAACCTCCGCGCCAGTGTCCGTCCGGTTGTGACTTACATCTTTGTGCTGGAACTTGTTGCTATCAACATTGC